TCTTCTTGTCCCATAGTAAACATTTTAATTTAAGTTCAACAAATATAGATAATTTTATGATACTGGTACTTCAGCATTACTCTTGGCTACGTCCTTAACTATGCCAAGTGTGCTCTCTAATTGAACTAATTCTTTTTTGCGTTCATGTTCTAATCTATTATACTTTTCATCAACTTCTTTTTTAGATTCATATAATCTTATTGCCTCATCGGTTTTAATCTTTTCAGCTAATCTATCAGATTCAGACTTTAATTTAATAGCTTCTTGCTCGCGTTGCTTATCCAACTGCATATTTTCTCTCTGAAGTTGTTGTTGTCGTTCTTTGTTCTTTTTACTCCTGTAATTCAAAAACGCCTCTGCGTATTTCAGATTACCTCCCTCCAAAATCCTCTCTATCATCAAAAAGTCCGGAAGTTCAATGCCTATCACTCCATCCCTATCTGGAGACATGGCTGCTGTTGCTGCCTGAAGTATTACTTCTCTGCGCTTTTCTGTTGGTCGGGCTTCATATTTGATGTGATAATCCGCGTCCACCACGTCTGCACCCACACTGATTATCTGCACACCAAGCCTTCCAATGACAGGCATATAACCCTTATAAGCCTCCTTGTTATGCTTAATAAGCAACTGCAATCTCAAGGATACATTCTTTGCAGTCTTTTCTTTAAGGTTGATGTATGCGCTGTAAATCGGTCTCAATGCATTATTCGTTGCCACGAGTGCCATCTGTGATCCCTGTACTGATACATCTTTCTCCGGTGTTGAGGCATCTGCAATCTGATTTATTCCTGTTAGTTCACGTATTGCCTCCGTGTTAAATGCAAATACCTTTAAAAACTCATCTAATTGTTTGCCAACTCCACCCTCTAACTCCTGTATCGGTCTTATGCCTCCGGGGATATTCTGCACTCCTTGATGTGTTGTCGCCTTATAAATAAGGTCGCCCTGTTGTTTTCTTATCCGTAAAAGTTCAATGGGTTTTAGTTTATTTTTACTCAGTGTCATATTTTGCAGTGCAGTATATTCAACCGCTATACCGGGAGGTGCTGCCATTGCAATAGCATTTTGTAATCTGAAAAATGCAAGTGCCATCTGATGTAGGTGTGATGTGGAAAGGCTTACCAGTGATCTGTACGGCAGTTTATAAAGATGATATGACAACTCCACTTCTTTCTTGCCCGGTCTTGGTATGTCATGTTGCAATCCGAAGTCATAAACACAGTCCGTTCCGATTATCAACTTGCATTTGTAAACAACTTTTATATCGTATTTATTGGTTTTACGCTTCTCATCATCATAGAATTTTCCCCACTTTTCTTCATAGAGCATTTCGTTTCCATGTGTCTTTTTTGAAGTCATAAACTTACTGTCCACCGAAAACCATTCACAATCAAGAACATCAACAAGGAAGCAGTCATAATTGGCAGTATTGAGGTCTTCATCAAAACTTAAACTGGCAAGGGTTATATTACTACCATAACCGTTGTATTTTTCCGCAAGCTGGCGCAAAATATCCTCATCAATACCTTCAATATTCAATTTACGCAAGTCAGAAATAAGAACCTGGATGATCTCGCCCCCGTACTCCATGTTCTTGTGATCCCAATGCTTCGAGTATTGTCCGACATAAACTGCCGGGTCAACATACCGGGTTTTTGCTTTTGCTGTATAAGGATCGGTGTAATCTTTTGTTGCTGCGCAATTTATTACGCATAGATCACGGATGAGTTTTTTCTTTGTCTCCCGCCAGTCCGATATGTAAAACGTGTAATCAAGTCCCTGCTCGATCTCTGTTTCCTTCGCCAGTTTAAAGCCTCCTGCTCCTTCGTAAAGATTCAGTTCTTCTATTGATTCGGGGATGTACTGGTCTGAATTATCAATGCCAAGACCTTTGTTGATATAATTAACGGCTTCACGGAACTTCATCCGGTACTCCATATCCAGTTTCATATCCTCCTTTTCCTCCGTACTTGACGGGTCAACGGCTGTTGCCACCACCTGATGATCGGTCTGCTCCATCATACCCTCAACCACACGAAGGAATTTTGGCATAACAGAAAAAACATCCCAGTTAATGTTCATGTACCCCGTTATGTCTTTGTTGTCCTCGCTCTCGTCCATCAATATTTTCTGATACTGATGTATGTTCTGCTTACCATCAGCCAGTTCACGGAGTGTTTGAAATTCTTTAAGGCTACTATGAGGTATTGCGGTGAGTCCTTGCTTCCATCGGGCATACATGGCTTCACACCATTTTCTTCCCCATTCTCTGTCTTTTAGTTTGGGGTCTATTTCGTCTTTGGGGAATGGATAGCTTGCACTACCGTATTTTTCAAGAGAAATCTCCATGTTTCAAAAAATAATTTCTATAAAATTACATTTTTTTCAGTAATTACTATACGTCCGCTTCTTATAATAATCATCAAGTTGGTATTCCTTCTCATTTAATGCCTGTACCTCATCATAGATGCCACGTGTACCAAGTAAGGCATATCCACCTGCTGTAAACAGGTCATAATTGGTCATATCTTCCGGGCCGTCAATATCCCTGCACTCCTCAAGAACCTCGATATGCGTCTCAATATCCGCTTCATTTTCGATCCATGTCATGTACTCGGTGAATATATCCTGTTTTACCTTGCTTGCGGTTTCCCCGGGTGTGTTATTCAGTCGGAAGGTATGCGGGTCAATCTTATAAAGCAGGAATCCTCCATATCCCCTTTCTTCAAAATAATCCCAAAGAAATGGATAATCTATTTCCGGGAACATGGGCACTCCGTAATATAAACACATCATCAGCATATCCTCTCCGTAAACATTTTTATCGAATGTTCTTTGAGCATATATGCAAACAAACTTTCTTTTCATGGAAAAATCACCATCCTTGATTTTGGCTTTGCGTATAACTGCACCACCGCCTTTTGACTTGCGGTTTCCCTCTGTTTTATTGAATTTAAACGGGTCTCCGCCGGCTACACCCCAATAAGCATTCCCGGGTTTCCATTGATTTTCGTCATCACTCCAAATCTTCTTATTGGCTTCTTCTTTATTTAATTGGTGACTTAATTTGAATTTACCATTGGGATTCGCTATAAAAATTACTTCCCCATCCCTTATATTGTTTTTCCATGCAAAATTACCTATTGCTATATCCTGTTTCCCAAATGAAAGGTCATCAATATAAGTTTCCAGTTTATTCATATTAAACCCTGATGACTTTGTTGAGGTGCGGAAACATTCTGCAAAACGGAGCGGATAAAGCCTTATTTCTTCAGATAGCCCGTCTTGGTCACCTGCATCAAGATACCCTTTGCGCCTATTCATCAACCATTCTCTTGCTCCAATTTTTCTCCCGATATATTCTGCCTGTCTCTTATTTGGTGTGTTAATCACACTCATACCATGCTCATCAATAAATCCCTGCAATCCGTCATCGGCAGGAATGAATAATATTGCAAGACCTGATCGCGTCTGTCCGTTGGGTGTACGCTCATAGTACCTGCTCATTGAACACTGATGCTTAAATATACGACCACCACCCTTCTCCATTTCGCCAACGGTAGATGTTTTTATGGTAAATCCTATTATGTCGCCTCCCATTACAAGGCATTCCTTTACAACCGTGTGCCTGTCCCAACAGGATAAACCCTTTTTCAGTTTACCTACCTCATCGTCATGGTGAAAATATAACTTATCACCGTCATACGCTGACGGGTCTGCCATATCATAATTTATTCCCGATTCAAGACCAAGTTCAGACATTGACAATGATCCTCTCGAGGAAAGTCTTTTTGCCGGTGGAGAAAATGACAATTCCGTTTTTGGCGAAGTGGATCCCTCGTAGTTCGGTTTAAAAAAGAATGGCAGTTTCTTCCATGGTCCAACAAGATGCCTCAAAAAGCATTTACGAGCTTGAACATCATTCATGGACTGTATGCCTCCAAATGCTCCAAATGTCCTGCTTATTATTTCATAATTAATGCATTCAGCCTTATATGTTGCGCCTTCCCTTCTATGTTTCGGATAATTAAACCCGTAAAATAACCTCCGACCAAATTCTATCCACTCGTATTCCCCTTTGTCATTTTTTACTGCGAACCCTCTTTCATTGCAAAGCGGAGATTGGGTTTCTATAAATATTTTTCTTGCAAAAAGGAAAAACCTCCTGTCCCGGTCTCGGTATTTCGGCAGTCCTACATCAATATTCCACCATCCACAATAGAAATAATGCCAGCCATCCATAAATGTAGGCACTCCGTTATTGTAAAACCAGTAGCCATTAAGCCTTCTGTGCCATTGCAGTTCAATGAACTTTATTTCTTCTTCGTAAATATCAGGATGATCCTCGATCTCTGCCCATATCTCATCCAGTGTTTCGTACTTGGTCTGAAGTTCTTTTAATCTTTTGGGGAGTTTTGGGGGATGCCACATCTGTTCCTCTGCGGGAAGTCCGAAGTTATCTATCAGATGCGCCTCCGGTGGCTCGGGAAGTTTTATCTCTATCGGCACAAGGTCTTTATCCCCCGTATTAACCCAAATACTTTTCTCAGCGTTTTTGTACTGAAGCAATATACTTGCGGGAACCTCTTTATAATACCGCTTTAATAGAGATACATTGTTCATTTTCTGTTAATTATGAACAAAGATGGGCTTGGCAATATGCACAAGCCTGAGATGCCTCAGTCTGCAATAATTTGCACACTCCACCGCATACGTCCCGTCTGCAGACAAGTGCAGGTGATTAAACCCTATTTTCTTTGCCACATCCATTCTTACCATGAATGAACCCATGTCAATATGATTTTCTCTTACTTCTGTTTTCATTACGCTGTATTTGTGATACGAATGGACGGTATCACAATAAACAAATCCCACATCATTTGCCCTGCCTTCCTTTAAAAACATTCGTACAAAATCCGGTACATAATAATTGTCGTCATTGGTCATTAACACAAATTCATGTCTTGTTAAATTAAATGTTCTCAAAACAATATTACGGTTCGGATGCCCCCAATGACCATTTACTTTCTCTGTAAAGGTAAAATTAATTCTTGGGTCTTTATACATGGCTATTACTTCTTCTACATCCGGCGGAGGTGGTCCGTCATGGATAATATGCATCTCCCATCGTTTTTCTGTCTGTGTTAAGAAACAGTCAATAAGGATACGTAGATTTAATGACTGTTTCTTAA